TGGGTAAATAGTAAATCTTGTAATTGCGGAAGTCTGTGACCATAAACCAGCAATTAGATTTTGATAACCAACAGTAGAATTGTTTTCGGCTACGTTATCAGACGAATATGATTTATTATTAGAACCAGCATAGTTTGGAACATACACGCAACTGTTTTCAAAAGTGCTTGCAGTTACATTTGCTCCTGGAACTGTTCCACCGTAACCACTGGAAATGCTCCCTGATGATGCCGCAGAACCTTGACCTAATAAATAACGAACACTCAAATTGCTATTTGAGTTATTGAAATAAAGATACCAGCCTTCCCAAGAACTACTAGTATTTCTTAGGGATGTGAGCAAAAGCAAATCAGTATAAGTTCCAGGTATATTTTGAAAATCAATGTTTGCCGCCCCACCGCTACCTACTGTAGTAGTCGCGATAGCCGTATAAGTTATAGCCATAGTTAGTTATGTCCTTTCATAGGGCTAGGCGGATTTGATGCCGTAGAGAGTGAAGGTTGAGCCACTTTGAAAAGTTTCTCCTGAATACATAGCCAGAATGATTTGATTTATTGCAGATGTATTTCTCCAAAGACTTACAGCGCTTCTAACATCTGCGGATGCGTTGCCACCGCTAGCCAAAACTGTTTTGAATGTTGTTGTATTTGAATAGTTTTGAAAATTGAATCTATAAACATTGAAAGCACTTGAATTTGCTGCACCGAGTGTATTCAATGATTGTCTAAAAGAAAAAGCAGTTGAACCATCTCCACCAAGAGCGGTTTGTGAATAATTTGAAGCAGTTGAATCGGTATTGAGTTGATAAGTCATTGCATTTCCACCACTTGTTCGGGTGCTTATTACTAAAACAAGGTCAGTAAATGTGCTAGGAATAGACGAGAATGTGACGCTTCCTTGTGCGCTACCTAGCGTTGTCGTTGCAATACAATCGTATGTTGCTGGCATTATGCGCTCCGTATTCCGTAGAGGGCTGCGTGAGTGTACTGAACAAAATTAGCACTATCCCATTGTTGGATTCCAATGGATGTAATCGCAGAAATATTTTTCCATAAAATTGATTGAAGTCTTACGGAACCAGAGTTGCCGTTATCATCGTAACCACTAAGTAGTCTGCAAACTTTATTTTTATTTGTATTGGTATAATCCAATATATCTAAAATTACTACACCGTAGTTATTTGCAATAGCATTAGCGCCAGTCCAATCTCCAAAAGCGCCATCTGTAGCATTACCAGAAGCGAGAACGCCTGTACCATAACCAGTCACATAATGTTGAGCATAGTTTGAATTAGTACTGTCTGAGTTTATTACCAATTTACCATAAGTTCCACCACTCGCCCAGTTTGAGCGCATAAACAATCTAAATTGTAGATGTGTATAAGTTTGTGGAATGCTATTGAATTGCAAAGTACTTACTGAAGGACTTGCGCCGACAGTTACAGTAGCGATAGAGTCATACGAGCCAGTTACTTTGAGGATGCTAGAAGCAATCGTTCCAATAATAGGCATTAGGCAATATCTCCGACTACATACCAAGTATCTGTACCTGTTTTGATACAAGTTGCAGATGAATTGATTGCTCTCAATTTAGGTGCCGTTGATGTTGCACCAGTTGAAGCAACAGTTGTTGTCGCTGGAGTTGCAGCCTGAATCGTCAATTGTCCTGCACCTGTTTGAATAATTGTTATCTGAGTTCCAGTTGGAAATGCTACAGAAGCATTTGTTGGAATGTTGACAGTTCCAGCAGTTGTTCCATTGGAAGCAAGAAGGATGTCGCCTTGGTCGCCAATTACTAGCGTATATGCATTAGCAGAAAAAGTTGGTGTCACTAAAGGCTGAGTGATAACAGCATTCGTTAGCGTTGCACCTGAGATAGTTGGTGATGTACCAAATACAAGAGCGCCTGAGCCAGTTTCATCTGTAACTGCAGCAGCAAGATTTGCAGATGATGGCGTCCCAAGCCATGTGGCAATACCTGTGCCAAATGATGTAATGCCAGTTCCACCATTGGCAACGGATACAGGAGTTGAAAGCGAGATAGTGCCGCTTCCTGTAATTGTGCCACCTGATAAACCAGTGCCAGCAGTGACACCAGTGACTGTTCCAACTGCAGCATAACTCAATGAGTTCCAAGCAGTTGAACCATTACCAATTTTTATCTTGAGAGTATCGGTTTCAAGTCCGAGTTCTCCACTGGCAAGAGTTGGATTTGCGGTACTCCATTGTGTTGCTGTACCGCGTCTAAATTGAATTTGAACTGGCATTTTTTCTCCTATGCTCCGCCACAATCAATTGTGGTCAATCCGCCGTAATTGCTATCTGGTGCGCCACCATCTAGGTTTATGTAGGCTTCTCCTTGTGGTCCTGTCGGTCCAGTAGAACCTGTTGGACCAGTCGGACCAACGGGGCCTTGTTTGCCGACAATTGCCAACTCCCAAGTGCTACCGTTCCAATACTTTATTGTGGCCATCAATAGTCCTTTGTTTGTAACATAATGCTGAAATACTTGTTATGAAAGTAAAAGTTTTGCTTCTTCTTCAGTGATGCCTATTGTTTTGATTAGTTTTTACCTAATTTAAGTCCTGCTGGAATTGGCTTTGAATATTCCCACTTAGAAATATATTGAATTCCATCTCCGTCATCATTCAATGTAACAAAACCTTCTTTATCAAAATCCCTGTCAGTTAATTCAGGATAAACATTTGTGATAATGTTAAATAAATCATTCATCTTATGCTCCTAAATATTGACAAGAAAAGCGTGTCGTATCTGTGATATTGCCGTTATTGTTTCCAGGATTACTATAAACAAAAAACTCAAAATAATCACCAACGGCGGCATCTAATATATGTGACATTGTAAAACCAATAACATCAGTTTGATTTTTCCAATAAACATTGGCAGCACCAGCGGCAACCGCGCTTCCATTTTTTCTCATATTTGTCTGCAAATGACCTGTAGTTCCAGCACCCGTGAAATTGCCAGAAATTACGAAAAGATATTTTCCAGCCTTACCTGTTGGTATTGTAATTCGTGAATTGTTAGTCGAATTGTTATGGAAAGCATCTGTATCAAAATCTTCGCCATCAAAAGAAATTACGGTGTTAGTTACATTAGTAATGGTTTGGTCTACTGATTTTGTTAATTTACAACCAACAAAAGCAGAACTAGCAGCAGCCCATTTCAATCCTGTCGCCGTACTTGAATCGGCAGTGAGGACCGTGTTATTCGCTCCCACTGGTAAGCGGTCAACCGTAGTTGAATAAGTAGCGATGTCACCTTTGGTCGTCAACGCAGATGGACCAGTTGCACCTGTCGCACCTGTTGCACCAACTGCACCATTTGAACCACTTGGTCCTGTTGCACCTGTTGGTCCTGTTGCACCTATTGGTCCTGTTGCACCTGTTGGGCCAACAACTGATGACCAAACAGCATCGTAATCAGAGTTTGAAGCCTTGACTAACGCTTGGCCAGTAGTTCCACCAGCAGGAACAACTGCATCACCAGGTTCATCAGTATCAACCCAGAGAACATTTGTTGATGTAGGAGCAGATGGAGAAAACTCAACACCTTGTGGTCCTGTTGCACCAGTTGGTCCTGTGGCACCAGTAGCACCTACTGGTCCTGTTGCACCTGTTGCACCTGTTGGTCCTGTTGGACCTGTAACGCCATCAATACCTGTTGGACCTGTTGCACCAACTGGGCCTGTTGCTCCCACTGGTCCTGTTGCACCGATTGGACCTGTAGCGCCAACATCACCTTGAATGCCTTGTGGACCTTGAGGACCTGTGGCACCTGTTGCACCAACTGGTCCTGTTGCTCCAGTATCGCCTGCAACTCCTTGTGGTCCTGTAGCACCGATGGGTCCTGTTGCACCGATAGGGCCGCTTGGACCAGTGGCACCAGTGGCACCATCTACACCTGCAAGTCCTTGTGGGCCTGTGGCACCGATAGGTCCAGTTGGACCTGTCGCGCCCGTGGCACCGTCAGCACCGTTTGCGCCCGTGGCACCTATCGGTCCAGTTGCGCCAATAGGTCCAGTTGGACCTGTTGCGCCTGTGGCTCCGATGGGGCCTGTGGCACCCGTTGCACCAGTTGGTCCTTGTGGACCTTCTGCTGCTTGCAAAGTTGTGATGACATATGAGAAATGAGTTACACCTTGTGTGACAAAACTAAAGTTATGTGAACTACTATCAGTGTTGACGCCATAAATTTCAACAATCATTCTCTGACCAAGAGAGACTGTTGTTGTTGGTAATGTGATGTCAGTATTTGCAGCAACTGGATTTGAACCATTGTATCCAGCCAATGTTGAATCTGAATCACCAATTGTTGAAAGAACAGTTCCGGAATTATCAGCAAGTTTCAATCTGCAAAATACTTCAAGTCCATCATTGCTTGCTGGCTTGAGCATAAACAAAGTGAAGCGTTGTGTTCCACCTGGAATCAATGTAAAATCAAATGGAGTTGAAATATACGAAGCAATAAGAGAAGTTGTATTGCCAGGAATGTTGACAGTTGTTGTGCTTTGTGCAGCAGCAACTGGGTCCTCTGAAAGTTGCTTATATGAACCAACTTCGGTTACTGAAGAATTGAAATAATAATAACGGCCAGCAACAATTCCTTGTGGACCTGTTGAACCAGTTGCACCAGATGGTCCTGTTGCTCCAGTTGCACCAATCGGTCCTGTTGGACCTGTTGCTCCAGTTGGACCTTGAGCGCCAGTAGCACCTACTGGTCCAGTTGAACCTGTGGCACCAATCGGTCCTGTTGCACCAGTTGCACCAGTTGGACCTTGAATGTTTCCGACATTTTCCCAAGAACTTGTTACAGTATTCCACACATACAAATCACCAGCGCCAACAATGTATGCATCGCCAGAATTGCCAGTTGGATGTGCTGCTTGCAATGCAGCAAGAGTTGGATAAGTTCCAAGAATTTGAATTCCTGCACCTGTCGCACCAGTAGAACCAGTCGCACCAGTAGCACCTATCGGTCCAGTTGCACCTGTTGCTCCAATTGGACCAGTAGCACCTTGTGGACCTGTTGCACCGATATTTCCTTGAGGACCAGTAGCACCAGTTGGACCTTCAATACCTTGCACGCCTTGAATGCCTTGAATACCTTGTGCGCCACTTGCTCCAGTTGCACCAGTCGCACCGACAGGACCAGTTGCTCCTGTTGCACCTACTGGACCAGTTGCACCATCAGGACCTGTAACACCAGTTGCACCAGTAGCACCAACAGGACCTGTTGCACCTACTGGACCAGTTGCGCCAGTTACACCTTGAATTCCAGTTGCACCTGTTGCGCCAGTTGCACCAGCAGGACCAGTTGCACCAGCAGGACCAGTTGCACCTGTAGGACCTTGTGGACCAGCAACGCCAACATCGCTGACAACAACGGTGTTTGTATCCTCAAAAATTTCAATGTTATTAGACACGGGTTACCTCACCTGCAACTGTGATTTGTCCTTGGAAAAGTCTTGTGACAACTCCACCCGAAGCAATTTCTAAATCATAAACATAATATCCAGCATCTAAATTACCTGTTTGAGTAGCAGTTGCTGACAATACAAGTTTTCCTAGATTGCCAGTGATAACGATGCCACCATTAGATGTAGTCAATGTCAAAACAGCATCATCAGAATTATAGTTCTGACGCAATTGCATCGCTGCTGTATAGCCAGTCAAATTGATGGCTGCTCCATTTGAATCTTTGTAAAGAACATTGAGATTCCAATTGGAGCCTTGGTCCATTGTAAAGTTGTAAATACCTGCAGTCATTACTTCTCCGTTGCCCAAACTAAGAATCCGCCAACCGCTATCAACGCCAACGGAACGGAAATCATTGCAACCCCGACTGTAAATAAAGCCACACCAAGAACTTCAGCGGCGATTGCCCAATCTATTTTCTTCATTGTGGCTCCTTAGAGATTGAGTGAAAAGAATTTTGGAACTGGTTGCTTAGGCTCTGGAGCCTGGGTAGCGCGGTCATAACCGAAGATGCTGGCAACAGCAGCATCAATCTTGCGCTTACTTGAAGATTTGCTAACCATCACTCCGCGTGATGATTGTTTTGTTACACAGTTATTGACATGGCGAGCAAGTCTTTCATCGCCATCGTGAGTGAAGGATTGATTGACAACCGCTTCATAAAATTTCTGAGTTGCAGGCACCATGCGCTCTGCAGAGTTTGGATACGAGACTACTGGCAGTCCTTCTTCGTCAAGAACCATAAAGGTTCGCTGCCATCTGGCTGGGTCGAAAACAATTTCTCGCACACTAAAGCGACTATCGCGTGCAGTGTTGATGATTGTTTGTTCGACTTCTGCGACTGGTACATGCCAGGTATTGTCTGCATCTACTGGCCTTTCCCATAATCCAACAACCATCAAATGTGGTTTTTCTCCGCCAAGTAACCAGGCAACCAACGCTGTTGAGTCATTAGAGAATGCACCATCAAATGCCAAGATAACTTCTTCACCTGGTTCTGATGTTCGCTCTTTATCTTCCAACGCTTCCCAAGTTCCGTGTGGAAGCCAGGCGGTTTGAGTAGATGTCCAGATGTTCAATCGTTTAGTTTTGAATTCTGCTTCTGGAGTTCTCAATACCGCGCTGGCAAAATCATCGGCTGCGCAAATGTCGCCGTACCCAGGGTTTGCTAATTTCCACGCATCTTCTGTTTTGTAATCAAGGGTTTCATCGCCTTCATACCAAGCAAAGAAGAATGATGAATCTTCAATTTCACCTGATGCAATGCGCTTGCCATAATTGTAAA